CATTCTACAGCGATCTAAGCAGTTCTAGGGGTATTACATCCCTGTACAACATTAAAGTTATAGCCGTGAGGCTACAGGTGCTGAGGTGGAACCGAATGCCCTGGTTACTGGAGTTAATTAGAATCGTTTCTAAGACAGTTGTAGCAGAATGGATATTTTACCATACCTCGGTATGTAGTAGATTCAGTCTACATCGATCTAAACAGTACTAAAGGTATTACCTCTCTGTACAACATTAAAGTTATAGCCGTGAGGCTACAGGTGCTGAGGTGGAACCGAATGCCCTGGTTACTAGAATTGCCAGGCGTTGCTACAGCTTCTAGATAACTTAGCAATAAGTATTAATAAGCTTTTAAAGCTTTTAAAGCTTTAAAGTTAGTCCACTTAGTAGTAACCCTCCGGGTAAGCTATTACACTAGCTAAAGCTAGCTCCATAGCTTTAATTCTCTATTAACTTTGTAGTTTAGTTTAAAGACCTTTAGCTTCAGCTTCCAAAGTACATGAAGAGAATATAGTTCAACTTTAGTTGAACACAACTATCCTTTCTATAGAAAAATTATAACATCGGTTTCTTATCTTGTAAAATCTTTTTTGATCTACTAAGTGATTGATTCTAAATACTATTTTAGATTTGTTACATTCTGTTACAAATTAGTTATTGAGTGAGTGTTTTAAATTTTCTTTTTCTATAGCGGCATTTATAAATGCGAGTTCAATATCTAGTTCCCATCTCGTCATCTGATTAATACTATCGGAAGAATATCCAAATTCATATCGTAACATATGCATAGCCTTGAAGTAATCCTCTAGATCGGCATACCCAAGGCTTATAGAAAAAAATTCTCAAACCCAGACAAAGTATGTTCATGGTGTAAACCACAATGCTTACAAGTATAAGATGAGTCAATTTTTACTAACGGCATTGAATCTAAGAATTTAACAATATCTTTTTGCTGTAGCGGTGTCATTGAATTAATAAATTCAATCTTTTCTTCCAGTGTAGTTTCTATAATTTCTTCTTCTGTATAGATTTGTTCTATACAACCTGCCACGGTCTCAATGCCAGAAGATAAATTATCTAAAGTTGCAAATGACTCAATAAAATTAGACAAAGTTGGGTGCCGTAAAGATATTGAATAATTTGTATTCGGAATCTTTATTTTTATATTCCCAGTTGGCTCTGGTTCTAGTTTAGCAGTAGTAATATCGACTTGAAATTCAGTCTGCGCGTTTTCTTTACAATCACATTTACCAATTAGATTTACAATCTCACCAACAGACTTGGATCTAATATGCAAGAACAAGAATTCCATATCATAATACGGATGTGTGTCTGGATCTACTTTGCCATTTGTACATGCATATACGGTAGATTTTAATGCGGCCGCGACCGTTTCTACATTATTTTCTTGCAGAGCCAATAGAAGAGCCTTTTCTTCTTTTACTGTAAATGGTCTGAATGTAACTGTTTTCTTTGTAGAGGGTAGTTTAACTGTATAAACTGGTTGAATAATAAGTTGTTTCATGATAATTTTTCTTTCATTTTGTTGTTTAACTATGGGTTAATCTAGAAACTTCCAGAAGCGCCACCGACACCGAGATCACCACCATTCCCAGATGTAAATTGCCCGGTACCATTCCCAGATGTAAATCGTTCAAACATCTGTTTTAATTCTTTATTTTCTAGTGAAGCTCCTTGTTTCTCAGTAATCATCTGATCTGTAATAGAGGTGTTAGCTTGTATTGGACCATTTTCTATGGTTTCAAAGACAAAAGAAATTGGCAACGACATTGCTCCCCCCGAAGCATAGTCAAGAGAGATTGAATTCACAATCTTTGGTATTGCTCTTTTAAATGAATACGAATGTTTAACCGTACCTTCTAAATCTATCATATATAGATTTATTGATTCTGCTGTGTAAGAATCCGGATAACTTAAATTTCTTCTGTTTTTAACTATGATCTCGCGCCATTTATCAAAAAATTTAAATGTAGAATAATCTTGATCTACATAGAACTGTAACATTAAGTCTTGATAATCATAATCGTAAATGAATTTTCTGCGTATTCCAGCTTCAAAATAATTATCATTGGTCATAAAGTTGACCATTGGCGTCTGCGCGCCGTGACAATATAGAGAAAGTTTATGAATACTAAAATCCGAAAAGGAGTTAAATTGTTCTAGCTCGGGGGGTAAAGTAATAATAGCAAAGAATAGATATGGTCTTGCTATATTAGCATTTCTAATTTGAGAACTAAAAGCACTCAAAGACTGGGGGGTGATATCTGGCATTGTGTTATCGCATTAAATAATTAGTATTTAATCTTACTTTGCACAAAATATGGCAACAACAATCTATAAGACAACATCCGACATTGATCTTTTGCAAGATAATCAAAAGATTTTGTCATTTCCTTCTTATCTGGGGTCAAAAAGTAAAGACGAAGCAGGCAACGATTTTTTATATATGATTATAAAAATCAACAATTCGGAAAATGGTTCTACTCTAAAAGATGATACCACAAAAGGACCCGTAGTAATCCCAAACACCCAGCCAGGTATAATGTCTGGAACTCTGTCTACATCTGGAAATACAAACATCGCTCAGAATGACCCAAATATCAATGAACGATATGGGTCTGGTGCAATAGGGTCAGAACAATGGATTACAAAAAAAGGTCTTGTGAGATTAGACAAAGTAATAGTTTTGCCGATGCCAAATAGTCTAAACGTTGACACAAGATTAAATTATGATAACACAGAAGGTGATTCTCTATCTACACTTGGCGATATAGTTACATCTTTTTCTGCTAACGGCGCGGGCTCTACATTATCTGCATTGGGTAGAACTATAGGTGCTAGTATTGCATCACAAGTTGTGAATAATGTTTCTGCTGAGGTCGGTGTTCCTGGAACATCTACCGCTAAACTATTGGCTCGGGGTAGATCCGCAGTCAATCCTAAAAAAGAAATTTTATTTAGAGATTTAGATTTTAGAAAATATGCTTTAGAATATATTCTTGCGCCGAAAAATAAAGAAGAATCAGAGATAGTGCAAGAAATTATTCGTACTTTTAGATTTTATGCATTACCAGAACTAAATGAAACTAAAATATACTATACATTTCCGTCAGAATTTGAAATAATTTTCATGAAGGGTAACCAAGAAAATCTAACTATACCGAGAAGGACTCCAGCGGTATTAGAAGATGTTTCCGTTTCATATACACCTGGGGCAGCTACTTGGGCAAATTTACCAGATGGCTTTCCTCCACAAATTTCTATTTCTCTTGTATTTGCTGAATTGGAAATTGTTGATAGAAAACGTGTGTGGGACAAGAAATCCGTAATTACTTCTGGATATTAAAATGTCATACTTTTCAAATTTTAACTATACCACATTTGAATTTAATTCTGAGACATCAGTAGTAAAAGATATTTTTTCCAGATCAAAATTTATCTCTGAGTATAAACCGTATACAGATTTATACGATTTATATGAAATTCAGGATGGAGAAACTCTAGAATCTATGGCTTATAAAATCTATGGTTCTGCTGATCTTCATTGGGTACTTATGATTTTCAACGATTTGTATGATGTTGTGGAAGATTGGCCCCGCAGTTCTGCAGCTATTAATGCATATTGTGAAGAAAAATATGGAGTTTATAAAGATTCTATAAAACACTGGGTAGATTTATCGGGCAATGTGTGGGGAGAAACAAAGATATTTTCTGCGCCGTGGGTAGCACCAAGTAATCCTGGGGTTCAAGGTAATGAAGAATACACACCAGTTACATTCACTGAATATGAAGCCGAAATTAATGATAAAAAGCGCATTATTCAAATTCTTAAACCCGAGTTATTAGCTGAATTCATTAAGCAATTTAAAGATTCTTTAAATGTCTGATACCAAGAATTATATTACTTCACCTGGTGAGGTAAATGTAACAAGACTTGAGATAAAGTCATCAAATGGAAAGTTGCTAGATATAAGTGCTATTTTTGCAGATTTGACATTATACGAGGACATTTTTTCTAATACAATGTCTGGTTTTATTTTGATGCAAGATTCGCTTGATCTACTTAATATATTACCTATGACTGGTGAGGAATTATTATTTGTTGATCTTCAGACACCAACACTGAAGCAACAAATAACAAAAACATTCTACATTTATAAGATGTCGGCTC